GCCTCTCATATCTGGAATACCACTCAACCTAGCATAAATATCATAATGAAGTTCTATTTTAGGAATACCTTTTTTACCTGTACCTCTGTCATTAACTATTTGAGGAAATACTCTGTCTATGATAGATTGTACTTTATTTTTAGACATAGACTCATTTAATATGTCCTTCAATCTGATCATGCTAAACTTTTTACCCAATTGAGTAGTTGTTGAAAATTTGAAAAGTCTTTCATTTCGCTACCATCTGACCCTGGAGGCATTTCATCCATATACTCAACACTTGCTTCATAGTAGTCGCCTGCATAGCCATCATAATCGCTAACCGATGCATCAAAATACATTGCTCCATATTTTGGATGAATAATTGCATCTGTACTAAGTTCAAAATTAGTTACCGATGTTCCTGATATTCCTCTTTCTATATCTTCTCTTGGATATGCGCCTTCACCTGTATTTAGATATTTCATTATTGTATCAATTAGTTGTTCTACCTTATTGTCTTGTCCTTTAAATATTTCAGGTCTGGCTTTCTTCATATCAATTTCAATAAATCTTCCTGTTGTTTTAACTGCAGAACTTGGATAATGTTTTCTAATTATTCTATCATATATATTACTTCTTTGAGTTGGTTCCATTCCACCCCATGCACCAGTATCATCTTTTTCTCCTGCCGCTCCATCTATTTTTAGATTTGCAATTTTCAATTCCTCTACCATTTTATCTACAACTTCTAATGATGTATAGATAACACTCATCAAATGTTTAACACCTAAATTAATTGTTTCGCCTGCATGTCTTTGTCCTTCTATACCAAATTCAGCTTCATATTGTCCAAATCTATGTTTAGACATATTATGATTTACAGTAACAAAATAACGTAATTTAGGTGTACTTATTTTTACACCTTGAGCCTTCAATCTATCTAATGTTTTTTGATCGATAGGAACTTCAAATTCATACCGCTCAGGAGATCTCTTTTTATAATTAAATATTTCATATTCTAATAAAATATCTTGTTCCAAAAGATAATCTGAAAATTTAGTTGCTTTCTTTTTTGGTTGAATTGTTTCTTTGATTAGTTTTGTAATAGATCTTCTTTTTACTTTTGGATATTTATTTAACATGTTATTTACAGCAGCAATATTTTTATTGCTATCATCCATAAAATATACTGTATCATATCCTTTTCTAATCTGGGCTTCTATCCAATCTGCTTTCTTTTGTGGATCTGCAGAACCTAATGGAACTACATAAGCATCTATTCCCATTGTTTTTAAAAAACTAGTAACTGGTGCGCCTAATCTTCTTGCAGTTAAGATAGTTACTTTTCTTGCGCCTCGAGAAGCTCGTCTTGCTTTATCTAATTGTTTTCTTAATAAATCAGCATTTTGTTTTATTAATCTTGGATTTCTAATTTTTCTATCAAAATCTTTAAAATTAAAATCTTCACCAGGTTTAGGTTTGTAAACAGCGAACTGAGCAGGATCTAATTTTTTTGTTATCCTGCCAGCTCGTGTTACATATACCCATGCATCTGATTTTGCAATTGTATCATCAAAATCAAAAACACTTAATACTCTTCTTTCTTGTATTAATGTGCTTAATTTTAACAACCTATTTCCTCTTCTGGTGCTATATCATTAGATTCTAATAATGTATATGAGAATGAATTACCCCAAATAGCTTTGGCCTCATAACATATGTCTAAGAATTCATGCCAATCATCATTTGATGCAATAACTTGACAACCTGCAGACCATTTATCTACTCTAGTTGATGTTCTTCCTGGTCTTGCTGTTGCTCTATGAATATTGATTCCAAATAATCCAGTTTGAGTATTGTCATCATCTAAATCAAATTTACCATCCTTATTGTTATCTCTATAAACAGTTACATCTCTTTGTTGTCCTAAGGCAGGATATTTTCCTTGATGTAATCTAATTTTATGAGATCCTCTGTATTGGCCTGGTTTTAATACTGCTACTCCTTCTTTTCTCATTATATTTTCCACCCAATGTGTTCCTGGGTCGGTAGTACATTTATAACAATGGAATTTCCATTCTCCATCTACCTTATATGAAATTGTAATGTGATCATCGAATGCATTAGTAACTCTACCTTTTGTTTCATTGTTTCTGATTCCTACAATGTTAACATCATAGCCTTTGTTATTAACGTCTTCGAACCATTTGTAGCCTTTTGCTTTTACAGCTTCTTCGATTTGCTCTCTTGTGTACATAGTATTTTTCTCCTTAATTTATGTTTATTATAAATATGGCAGGCCAAGAGATTACCTATGTTTTTGAAGGTCGTTTCTTATTTCTCTTGTTTCGTTTTGAATGGTCTCGAGTGAATTCTTCGTACCTTTCTGCCTTCCTGCGTGGGCGTTTTTCTCTCATAGGTTGGAGCTCGTCCATCCTATCTCGTCTAATCTTTGGCATTACTGTGTCCTGATTTGTAATTTTTTTATTTTATCTAGAAATTCTTCTACTGAATAATTATTTCCTTTGTCATCTATTATAACAATATGTTCCAGCACATCTGGTGCTTCTTTTATAATACGATTTAATCTTTGAAATCCTGAACCTGACCAGAAAACTTTGAATGATTGTTCACCTAATAAATAATTTTCATTCATTAGGTCATGCTGTTCATATCCTGATGGTAAGATAAAGTATTGCATTATACTACAGCTCTACCTTTTTGTTCTTCCCAATCTCTATTCTTTCTCACTTCTAAATTTTTAGCATGAGTTGCTAATAACATTAAAGGATGTACATCATTAGCACAAGCCACCTTAATAAATGCTTGAACATCTTTTGGAAAACAATGTCCACCATAACCAAAATCTCCATCAGGTCCTGGAACCATCCAATGCGAATATCCTAGTCTTTCATCTCTTTGAGCGTATTCAATTACCTTATCATAATCTATACCTAACCCCTTACATGTTTCATATATTTCATTTGCAAATGAAACTTTCATTGCAAGAAAACTATTAGTAACATACTTAACCATTTCTGCATATGTTGATCCAGTTTTAATAATAGGAACTTTTGGAAACGCTTTTTTAAATATTCTTGCTACCTTTGTTGTTGCTGGTCTTGGACCTCCTACTATAATTCTATTTTGATTCTTAAAATCTTCAATTGAATTTGCCTCTGTTAAAAATTCTGGATTAAATACAATATCAACATTATCATATTGTTTATTCCACTCTTCTGTTGTGCCTGGTGGTATAGTAGACTTAACTATCAATATTTTCTTTTTACTTGTCATTCTATTGATATCTATTATAACATCCTCTACCATGCCAGTATAACATGAACCATCTTTGGCCATTGGAGTTGGAACACATATAAAAATGCATTGACATTTTTCGATTAATTCTTTTAATGAACTACATGTACTATCTTTTTTAATATCAAATGTTTCAATATTATAAAATTTTGCAAGTCCTTCATTAACTGCAGTACCAACAAATCCTTGTCCTACTATTCCTATTGTACTTTTCCTAGCCATTAAATTGTTCCATATATTTGTTTATCCATTTTTTCAGATTCCCTTCTGGTTTCCAATTTAAATCTAAATCTATTTTTGCATTACATGCCAATGTTTCAAATGGTTCAATAACTTTATTTCCATATGATTTTTCTCCACCCATCATATCAACTAGTTCATTTACAGATACATTATCACCATTACCAACATTATACACATCACCTTTAAACTCTTTTAAAGACTTAGCACACATAATATTTGCTTTAACTACATCTCCAACATATGTATAATCTCTTTTTTGGTTACCATCATTATTTATTGTACATGGTTTACCTTCTTTAATTTGAGTTGCAAAGATTGGAATAGCTAATCTATATGCACCATCTAATGCCATTCTATCTCCGTAAACATTAAAGTATCTTAATGATACTGTATCAATATCATATAATGTACTAAATAATTTACAATATTGTTCTCCAATTAATTTATGTAATGCGTATGGAGAAATAGGATTCAATACATGATCTTCTGATGTTGGAACTTTTGCATCACCGTATACTGAACTTGATGAACTAAAAATAAATCTTTTAACTCCTGCATCCGCGGCCGCAACCAATAAGTTATGAGTACCAGTTACATTAGCATCATGATATGGAATAGGTTGTTCAATTGATGGTTGAACTCTTGCTAATGCAGCTAAATGAAATACCGTATCAACATGTTCCATAAATTGAGTTAGATCATCTATATTAACTGTCGCTAAATCTTGTTTCCAACAATAAGCTGCTGGATTGACGTTTTCTACTTTACCTGTTGAAAAATCATCGATGATCGTTACTTGAACTCCCATTTTAACTAATTCATCTACTATATGAGAACCTATAAAACCAGCTCCTCCTGTTACTATTGCCCTTTGCATAATATTAATTCCTTTTCGTATGTTTGTAATTTATTTATTGTAATCTTCATTGTTCCTAATTCAAATTCACAAGGTAATTCTTCCTCGTATAATTCATTATCATTTGCAATTATTTCTGCAAAATTTTGTATATACTGAAAATCATTTTGATTGAAACTATGGCCGTCTATTTCAATAATAATATCATTATCTGGTGTTAGATTATCTAAACATTTAACACGTTGTGCCATTATATACATAGTCTTCTGTTGTTCTCTGTTAACATAATCTTCAGGTGTATCTATTCCTGGAAATTGTCTTTCATGATATATAATACTACACCATGGCTCTAATGTTTCTAAATGATGATGTGATGCATTCTTAAGAACTATACCAATATTATATTTTGGTGGAACTATAGGTTTCATATATTCATCATGTTTACACATATGTCCCCATTTTCTGACGAAGTTTCTTGTTGATCTATAATTTTGTTTCAGCCATTCATCAGTTTCTCTATTTTTCATAAAAACTTGACCATCAGGATTTCGTTTAGCTCCATCTGCAAATCTTGAACCTCTACATGTCATATGATAAACGCAACCTTCCCAAGTTTGTATAAATTTTATTCCATTTAAATGGAACCTATTAAATATATCAGTATCTTCTTTTGATTGTGGAGCAAATAATGCATCATGTCCTCCTATTTCTTGAAAGTCTTTTTTCCAAAAAGCCCAAGGTGCAAATATACCTTCAGTTGTTTTATCTCTTTCTTTTTTCGAATCCTCTATATATTTTAATAATTTTGCTTCATCAAACTCTTCTGGTTCGATACCAAAATCAACTAATATCTTTTCTGGGCCTGGCGGATGTAATGGTGGCTCGATTCTTGTTAATGAAACTATAGTTTTAGGTTTCATATGTTTTTCAATAGAATTTATAGCACCAGGACATAAATACATATCTGCATGATATATCATACAAATATCATGTTTAGCTACCTCATTAACTAATCTATCATATAATATTGTATGACCTAGTCTAGTAGGTCCATTATTCCTAATTGCTTTGAAATTAGGATCTTTATCCATTATTTCTTCACACCAATCCCATGTGCCATCATTAGAAAAATCATCTGCTACACAAATTTCTACATCGTGATATCCTTGATTCTTTCTAATAGCATCATATGACCATTTAAGATACTTTAAGTTGTTTCTTGAAGGTTGTATTAAACTGATTTTCATGATAATATTTCTTATAACTTTCTTTTGCGTTATTACTACAATATAAATAAAATTTTTCGTCTTTCCTAAGTTTTTCAGCTATTTGTTTTGCATGAGTTATATCACCCACTTTAACTGTGCAATCTGGGTGACAATTCATTTGAGTATCTAATCCTTCATAACCTATACATGGAATGCCTAAATATGCACAATTCAATGCAAATGTTCCTGCTGCATGCGTTCTCATTAAATGGACACCAAATTTATATTTGTTCAATGTATGAATCCATTCTACCCAATTCATATAAGGTAAATGATTTAGACCGTCCATCCAATTCTCGTTTGCAATCTTTCTACCCATACTTGGTGCATGTATCTCACAATCAAATTCTTGAGCAACAATATAAGAATCAAATCCACCATACCAATGACAAAAGTTTCCTCCTATCATAACATTTGATCTGTTAAATTTAGGGACTTGTATTGAATCTTCGATCATTAAACTTGGTAATACTCGACATGGTTTTCCAGTTAATCCTTCAAAATATTTTTTATCTATTTCATTATGGACAAATAACATATCCATATCTTGTAATGTATTATAGAACCAAATTTGTTTTTCTATATCATAATCTTGAAAATACCAATGAGGACCTTCTTGCATATATGCTACATTTACACACCATTTCTTTATATTCTCTAAATCAAATTGTGGATTCTTTTTTGGAATGATAACTATTCCTAGATCATATCTACCCATGTATTTTGTATTCATTCCTTCATGAATATTATAATGATCTGCATCTAATGCACACATCCAGGCTAATTCAGTTCTCATATTTTGGTTGGTTCTTTCAACCTTACCTGACCAATTTCCTTCTGTAAAAAATGCTATTCTCATTATCCTAATCCTTTCCAAGTGGCACCATTAGGTGTATAAAAATGATTACATGTTAAGGTTCCGTCATATAAATAATTGTCCATAGAATCTCTCATATCTATTGCCCAATATCTATCTTCTTTACCTGATAATGCTTCGTCAAATGGATGTTTAATCAAAGTTTCTTTCCGATAAAAACAAAAAGCATTATGTAAAAAGTATCTATTTTCTATTCCAGAAAACATATTTTGTTCTCTTTCGTTATGAAAATGACTCCATATGTATCTTTTAGTTATTTTCTTACCTTTATAAATAGGATTCTGTTGACCGAACACGGCTACATTGTGTTCCAGATCTTCGTTAACTTGATCAAAATCTACATTGGTTATTTGAGCATGTGCTGACAATATCAATATTGTATTGTTACTTGCCTTTCTAACACCAAAATTTAATGATTTGCCAGGAGTATAATTTTTATTGATAGAGTATATTTTAATATCATGTCTATCAAATAATGATACTACCTTCATTGACTCATCTGTAGAATTATTATCTAAAATTATAATTTCTGGTTCTTGAAAATGATCTATAACTGATTGTATCGCAAATCCGATATAATTTTCTTCATTTCTGCATCTAATAATAACTGATATATTTTTCATTTAATATAATATTTTCATTGATTCTAAAACTTGTTTTAATTCTTCACGTAATACGTATTTTGATTTACCATTTTGTTTTGTAACTCTAGCTTGAGTCGCTTCTATATATAAATCTAATAGAAAATTAGGTTTTCCTAATGCTGTATGTACAAAACATCTATTGTTACCTTTACCAGTTGCTGCATGAAAAACTCTACAATCCCATATAACTACATCACCTACTGCACATGGCGCATAAACGTGTTTACATTCTTTATGTGGTTTTTTATGACTACCTTTTAAAACAGCGAGGCCACCTGATTTTGAATGATCTTGTAAATATGTTCCAACTCTATAAACTAATAATTCTTCTCCTTTTACTAGATACTTATTATTTGTATCTTCAAAAACTTTATTATATTCTTTCCATGTATTAGTTCTACATAATTCTTGTATAGTTAAATCATATTTTTCTTTAAGATATTTTTTAATTTGTCCTTCATTCCATTTCCATGCCAAATGTCTAATACCACCATCATGATGCATTCTACCAGGAGCAATATCAATATGTGTATCATAATGATGTGCATATTTTAATTCACCTCCACAAGCTTCTCGTAGAACTGAAATTAATTTTTCACTTCGAAAAAAATCTAGATGTAAATCAAATTCTTTATAGTTAATAGCATCTGGTTTAGTTTTTTGATAGTTTTCTACTTTACAACAATTATCACGATTAGAAAAATATTTTATCAAATGATCTCTCCATTCCATCATTGTATCTTTATTGAAAACATCTTTTAAAACAAGATACCCATCATTATGTAATTGTTCTATTTGTTCTTTCATATTATTTTCTCCCAGTATCCTTTTTTGATTTCTAAAGCTTTATCACTTTTTTGAGCTTTTTCTTTTGCAGGTTGTATAAAGCCTTTTGGAAATAATTCGTTTATATCATTGATATTTGAATTATTTATAAGATTATTTTTTATAAAGAATGCATTATTTCCTTTTGGATCAGAACCTTTACCATTACTAGCTGGACTTTGTGTTACATGAATTAATGTATATCCATGTATTTCAAATAATCTAGTAAATGCTAATAATGATGCTCCGTATACTGTTCCTTTACCAGTAAACTTGTCATTTTTCTTTGCGCCAATTCTATATTTTACTGTATATGATTCATTTGGATGCCATTTTGGATTGAATTCAACTATTGCGATACTAGGTGTATATTTTGCTTCCAATAAAGTTTTTAGAATCCAATAATCCATACCATCAATATCTAATGACAAAATTCCAAGCTGTTTTGGACATTTATTTTCTTCTAAAATATCTACAATTGTATCTTTCTCAAAAAAAGTATTGATATGTTTTGATACAAATAAATCAAAGTCTGCATCATTAACAAAATGATACCTTGGTGGTTCATGATAGATATAATTTTTTTTGTCATCGGATGTACCCAATGCATCTATTAGTATACCATCCCATGCATGTTCTTTTAATAATCTAAACGAATTTGAACCTAATGGTGTATTACCAGATCCAATATCCAATATAAATTTTTTAATAGAACCTATATTATCGATTAAATATTCTATAACACCTTCTTCGCCATGTTGAGACCAAAACCCTGTATGATTTTCTATTGTACAAGCATATTCTCCAATTGGAGTTTCATATTGTGCTAAATTTAATAACCAATCTTTTTTCATAATTTGTTTATACTCCATTCATATGCTTTTTGTTGACCTTCCCAAGTCATGCCACCTATATGAGGTGTAGCAATAATATTTAATTTATTATCCATTCCTTTAATTATAGGCGATTTAGTTAAATCACCAAATTCATCTGTTATAACATCAGTTGCATATCCTGCTAAGGTTCCATTATTTAATGCGTCTATAATATCATGTTCATTAACAATTTCGCCTCTTGATGTATTAATAATATATAAACTTTTTATCAAATTTCCAAATAATTTCTTATTAATCATATGAGTAGTTTCTTTTGTAACATGAACATGTAATGAAACAACATCGCTCCATTCAACTAATTCTTCTAATGTACTACACCAATTATTCAATAAGAAAAAATCTGATAATTCTTCTTTAACATATGGATCATATATTTTTACATTAGCTCCAAAAGCTTGACAATAATTGTACATCATTTTACCTAATCTACCATAACCAACTATTCCAATATTTAATCCTTTCAATTGTCTACCAATAAACTGTGTATAGTCCCATTGATAAAATTTTACATGTTGTTGAGCTGCTGGTATTTGTCTTAGCAACGACATCATAAGTCCAAATGCTAATTCTGATGTTGATGGTAAATTATTGATTAACTCGTAATCATTTTTATGGCATTGTATTTCAATATTATTATTTTTACAATAATTTAAATCAATATGATTTAATCCTGTTGAACAACTATTAATAGTTTTAACATTAGTTCCTTTCAATAATTCTTCATCTATTTTATATTTTTGTTCATTTGGATTGCATACAATTGTATCAATCATATGAATTAGTAAAGCTTTTGCAACTTCATCTTTACTAGCTTTTTCATAATATACTACTTGGCCTTTTGTTGCAAGAAGATCTTCAATACCTTCTAAATGTCTTACTGGTGTTATAACTGCAATTTTTCTCATAAATTATTTTTTATTTTTAGGAAGCAAAAGCATAAGTACTCCATAAATTGTAAGTGCACTAGCGGCACCTCCTCCAAGTATAGGAACACCTACTCTTAAAAATTCAGCTGGATCATCTAATGCTATTTTTATAATTAATCCAACATATAGTATTGACATAATAATAATTAAATATAATTGAATTTTTCTATTTGTATCTTTCATCTTTATCCCTCAATATTTTTTCTTGCTAATTCTAAATCTTTTTGATAATGAATATCAGTTGCGCCACATTTCACGCAACCTATTCTTTTACTAACATGTCCAGCTAACAAATGATTATACTTAAAAATTCTCACACTTCCACTTCGCTGAAATGCATTAGAATCTCCATTTCTATTTGTAACAGTAATTAAATCATCATAATAATTTTCCACCATATATTCTAGACAATATTTTAATGTATGTTCTCTATCTGGATGATCTGGTTGAATGGCTACTATATAGTCATATCGTTTATCAAGTTTATTAACGACATCAATATAAACGTCTACTACTTCAGTATCTCCACATAAAAATTTATCTCTGATCATTCCTTTTACGTCATTTTTAAATGCTATATCCATAATCTTGTCATCTTCTGTTGATACAATAATATCATCAACATATGGACAATCTTTAGCGTATTTAATAGCATGTTCTACTAATGTAAGACCGTTAATTGTTTGCAAATTCTTTTTTGGTAATCTTTTTGAATCACCTTTAGCTGGTATTATTGCTAATACTTTTAAATCGTTCATTGTATTTTCTCCTAACATAATTGTTCTTGTATTTTTAATTATTTCTTTATATGATGACCATTCATTTTCATAACGCTTTATTGTTCTATCATTACCTTCATCATGATAATGATAAACTGCTGATTCAGGTTCATAAACTATTATATAATTCATTGCCTGAACTTCTTTTGACCATTTTATATCTTCCCAAGCTTCAATTTCTTCATCAAACGGAACGTAATTCCAGATATCCTTTCTAATCATACTTGATGCATTATTGAAAAATGAATCTTTTTGTTGATATAATTTTTCATCTCTAAATATAATGCTCAAATTTCGTTTATCTAAGATATTTGCATCTTCTGTTGGTAATTGTTTTGAATATACACCTGCTATTCTAGAATGGTCAAAATTATTCAACATAGTTTCTAGAAACTTATCAGATGTTGGAAAACAATGAGCACTCAAATTACATACATAATTATATTGTGCTCTCTTGATTCCTATATTTAATGCTTTTCCATATGTAAATGGTATACATGATTCTATAATACATCCATACTTTTTTGCAATATCAATAGTATTGTCTGTACTTCCTGAGTCTACAACTATTACTTCATGTTTTATAGTTTGAGTAGATAAAATAGATAATAATTTTTGTAAATTTTTATCTTCATTCAATGTACGTATGACAATACTAATCATATCTAAAATATTGTACTTAATGTATTATAGTCAATAGCTTGATCAGGATCACTGATTGAATTTTCTGGATCTGGGTGACATTCGATAATCAATCCATGAGCTCCAGCTGCTAATGCTGCTTTTGATATAGCTGGAACAAAATTTCTATATCCTGTTGCATGACTTGGATCATAAATAACTGGCATATTAGTTACTTCATTTAATGCTGGTATTACCATTAGATCTGGTGACCATATAGATCCAAACACATGTCTATAAGATGGTCCACCACCAACACCTCTTGGACATATTGCAACTCTTGTATTACCACCAGCCATTATTCTTTCTGCAGCACCTAACATATCTTCTAATTGACCATATAATCCTCGTTTTAAAAGAATAGGTTTTTCGATATGACCTAATGCATCTAATAGATCATAGTTTTGTGCATTTCGCGTTCCAACTTGTACTACATCAACTATATCTAATGTTTCATCAGTCAATTGTTTATCATGCATAATTTCTGTAACAATTGGCAATCCTGTTTCTTCTTTTACTAATTTTAATAATTGTAAACCTTCTTCACGCAAACCTTCTTTCCATCCATTAGTTTTTGTTTCAGTTACAGGATATGTACATGGTTTATAAGCACCTGCTCTAAAAGCATTTGCTCCTAATCGTTTCATTTCTTTTGCAATATCTACAATATTACATGCATCTCCTGGACCTCCTTCTACTGAACACGGACCTGCGATTTTTGTCCATGGCCAGTCTACTGATAAATTTTCGTCTACTGTGTGTTTTAGTTTGCCTTCTGCAACTAATCCTTTAATAAATTCTGGTAACTGTTTCATAATTTTTCCTGTTATTCTTTTTGTTTGTTAAAAATTTGATAAAATAATTCTTTTTCTGCTGGTAGTATAAAGTTAATTCTTCCTTCAGAAACAAGTGGTTCTAGAAGCAATGTATGATTGCGTGCTTCTTTTCTTAAATTCTCGCTAAGAGTTAATCCGTTATATGTTTTGTTAATTTTATGAGCATTTTCTGTATAAAATGAAAAGCCTACAATATTAATTTTTTTGTATTTTGTTAATGCATATAGCATTGCAGCTACACCAGTTGTAACTACCCAATGATCTGATGATTTAAAATGTTTATCTAGATATGGTATAACATTTTTTCGTATATTATCACAAAAATGATATGGTCCAGCTGGATGTCCCCATTTACCTTTATTGATTTTACCTCTACCCATATTTTCCCATTTTACATCTTTACCGTGATGATCTCTAACTACTTGTTCAACATATCCTTTATTTGTATCATGGCGTAGCCAAACCATTTTTTGTCGTAATTCATCTGGTGAAAATAAAAGAGATGATCGTTTAGACATTTTTTTATTTTTATTTAAAAAATCTTTATCACGAAATTTACATTTATTATGAGTCATTGTAGTACACCAAATATCTGTTTTTGTACCTGTTGAATTTTCAAATCCTCTTGTATGACAATAATTACATCGTATAACAATAGAATGGCCATCAATAATATTACCCATTGAATGATTTAATAAATTAGGACTGTTTCCTACTACTATAACCTTATGACGTTTATCATACTTCATTTAATATATCCGTAATATGTTTAATATAAATATCAGTTGAATTATATTCATAACCGCCTTCTAGAACATTTTTTATGTACTCATTATCTCTACCAAATTTAAGTTGTAAATCAATAACTTGTTCTACAGAACCTGCGTCACAAAACCCTGCAAATATATTAAAACATCCTATAAAGTTTCCACCATCTAATATTGCAGTTGGAATACCTAACTGAATTGGTTTGTAACATAATGTAGAAGATATACCTATCACTGAATGTGCATTTGAAATTAATAAATTATCATCGTCACAATCTCTAATAACTGTTCCATTTATACCATTATTAGATAACACTGATTGAACAAATTCTATATCTTTTTGATATGGATTTCCAATTGCAAAATGTCTATCGCGATTTTTAATTTTTACTACAACAGGCTTTTGATATTTTTCCTGTAAACCTTTAAGATTAATTTTTTTTACAAACTCATCACCAAAAATGTTTGGAAAAACTCTTCGTTCATTTGCTAAAAAATTTGTAATAACTAAAATATATTCTGATGTTTTTGGATATAAACCTAAAGCATCGTTGGATGGAATTCCTGCAGGTAAATATACATCTTTTTTAGCAAAAGGTTTTATTAATTTTTTTGCATGATTTCCAAACACAAAGCAATAATCGAATACCTGATTGACATGTGATATTTCCCATTGACTTGGATTAAAATCTCTATTGCCATGTTGATTTCCAAATACAATCGCTTTATGTTTTTTTGCCTCTCTGTAAATTAATTTATAAGGTATTTCTTCTCCTTTATCACGGCAATCATCAAATATAATACCATCATATTTTGAATAATCTATAGATTTCCAGTTTGAATATATACTTGAAAAATACTTGTCATATGTATTATGAAAATATTCTCGCATATCAATTTTTCCATTCCATCCAATGCGATCGCTCATCTGGTGAACGCATAATAAACTTAATTCGTATTGCGAGCTTAATCTAGGTATGATAGGATGTATTCGTTCACCTTGACGATAAACTGAAACTACTATTAATATTTTTTTCATGTTATTAGTTCTATATATTTTTTATATATCGGATCTGATGTTTTTGTTGATGCATCTGTCCATCTCGTAAATGTTCCTCCTTTAAGGTGGAGTATCATTTTTTCTTTAGCATTTATTTCTTTTATAACTTCATCAGAGCCATTTCTAATGATCCAATTATATTTTGGTCCAGCATCATACAATGTTATTGGCATTTGTAATAAATTATCATTATTGATTTTATCTTTATAATTGTTAATAACACATAACCAATCTTGATCAACCCACCAATCTAAATTTTTCAAATCACGATTATATTGATGATTTTTTCTAAATTCTACATATGGAAGCCAGGCTGGATTATTTAAATTATATTGATAAAAATTCAAAAATTCTGATGAAACTTTGTTATGTTTATATCCCCAAACACCACCATTAGCTTTGTATGTATCATAATAATGTCTTGTTGTATACATAAAATCAAATTCTGTTTCAAATACTTTAAATGGATCATCTAAAAATATAAGATCAGCATCGAATACTAAAATATTATCTCCTTCATTTAAATTTAAAACATTTGGAAGATTTGCAGCACATTCAACTTTACATGTCATTTTTCTATTTGTCCATTGAGAATCTGAAATATAAATTATTTCCGCTCCACGTTGTTCTAACAATTCACTATTTTCAAGATGAGTAGTATATACTACAATCTTACAATCTGATTGTTTTCGTAAAGATCTAATACAAATATCAAACATATCGTCTTCGATATATTTACCTACATATATAAAGTATGCTACATTCATTTTTTCTTTAATATTACTGTTACGCCTGAACAATGACCACTATATAATCTTGATATTACTTCTGTTTCTTTTACAATCTCAAAACCTGTAACATCAATTAATTGTTTTAAACTTTCTAATGTGAATCCAATTGGATGTTTATCATCTCTACCTTTGTGAAGATCAACTGATAAACAAAACTCACCATTTGATTTTAAATATTTATAACAATTTTCCATAATAATTTTTGCGTTATAACAATGATCTAATACATTTATACAAATAATTCCATCAGCTATTCCTTCCAACTCTTCTAAATACTTTTCAGCTGGTTCTGAATATACTTTTCCTGCTTTATTCAAATCGTAATGTGGTATTGATTTAAATTTATCTGCCAATGGTTCAATAGATATTATATCAGAATCTGAAAACCATAATGCTCTAGATTTAGAACCTGCGCCTAAATCAATCAATGTTTTATTGGCAAAATGTTTTGAATCATATCCAAAACTTTCAAAGTATTTTTTAGATTCTGCCATCCATGTAGAATCACTACTTCGGCTTCTACTTCTTTTGTGATGAGATAACTCAGCTGGTTGACCTTTCTCCTGCCAGCGACTTTTATTACCTGTAAACTGTGTCATAATATTTCTCCTATTGTTTTAAATTCTATGTCTTGAGATTTCAAATAACCTAATGACAATCTCATTTGTTCATAATTCATTTCATTCCATACATTATCATTCCAACTACCTGCTATATGTGATTGAAACATAATTCTTCCTTCATGAGTTGATATATCAGTTGTATGAATACCATCTGCACCAAATATCATTTTGCAATCCCAAACCAAACCTCTATTATGTTCATAATGTACAGCTGCATATTTAAATAATGGTCCTAACCATTTAACTGCTTCAGGATGAGCTAACCAGCCTGGATTTCTCCATCCTATTGGTTTATGTCCTACATCACTCCATTCTTCCATCATCATCCAAATTCTTGATTTAACTTTATCTGCTGTATCTAATTCAAAAAATTCACATTCTCCAATATCTGTTCGTTCACACATATGATAATGACCATGCGCGGCCAATTCAAAATAATCTTTTGATTTTAACCAATCAATCCATTCTTGATGATCAGAGATAGGAAATTTATTATGATAATTAGATGGAATAAATAATGTAAATTTAGCACCAAACTCTTTATTGAGTTCATCTAAATATTCCATACAAGTATCACCTTGTAATCCCCATCCTTTTTCTGGATGTACATCATCTATCGCAATTGTTACTTCCATACGTCTTCCCAGGTAAATGATTTGTAATTTGGATTAAACATATTAGTATAATTTTGCTCACACATTTTATTTGCCTTTACATACCAATCATTACTTCTTCTTTTTTCATTCATTGTTCCATCTTCACGTTCGCCTGCAATATACATTCTCTTCTTTGGATTATTTCTGTTATGAACTAACAATATATTTTTTATAACATATTGTGGTATATTTCCTAACAATTTATTTGTTACCCACATAAATGCTGAATCTTCATGAACAAAGAAAACAGATCTTGGAATATTAGCGCCAGCTCGAATTACCTCCGAAGAGATTACTAGTCCACACCCGTTAAATTTATGTTGGGGCATTATCCTAACATCCAATTCATCTGTCTTATCATTTATTTTATTCATTTCATCTTTGGTCATTGTATATCTTAAACTCCACCAATGATCTGGTTTGAATTGTTCTGGTTTATCATAAAATGGCTTATCTGTGAAATCTGGATGTTCTAATGGTTTCCATGTATTATCCCACATTTTACACGTTCCAAAGAATGCCAAATATTTTGGATTATTATTTTGCAATGATTGTCTATGTAAACTATCTAATACTGTAAACATTTGCTTAGGTAATATGGCATCAGATTCACCCCATATAAGAACGTCTACTTGGTCACAGTAGTCAGTATTGAATATCCTTCTATAGTCTGCAATTGTATGAAGATCATCCGTATAACGAACGTTTCCCATATTACATATACGCTCAATTTTTCCAATACATTGGTTCATTTGTTTTTCTGATATACATTTTTCTAAGTCCTGATTTGCCACAATAGTAAAATCCACTATAACTTGACCATCATATGATTTTATTGCATCTTTCAATGAATCAACATATTCTTCAATAATATCACATTCATACCATTGAACCAAACATCCTATTGCAAATTTAGTCTTCAAGATTATATCTCTTTTTCATTTCCAACCATGTATCGCGCATTATATTATTTCTTAACTTTTTATCAAATCCATTGTAATGATATATCCAAGCACAATCTAAAAATAAGAAATTTTGTAAAACACCTCTGATATGCATATGAGTAAAGTTCCATTTTTTATTTAAATGAGTAATTGGATATTTTTCTCTTCTTACTAAATAATTAACTGGTGTCTGATCAGAACCTTTTTTCAATGTTTCATGCTGCCTTGTTCTTAATTCATTCTCATTTTCATAATAGAAATCTGTAATTGTTTTACATAATTCTTTATGCTTAGGTGACATAACAATAAAACCATTATTCATATATGTTGTCCAATCAAACGTTGTATTAGGAAACATATCTTGATAACCTGTTATACTATTATGTACCCATTCTACCATCAAATCATCTTGAACGCCAGAATATTCACCAGCTGTTTCGTCAAAGAAATTTGGTGCATTAGGATGAATCATTGTATCAACATCTACCAATGCAACTTGACCATATTCAATATCATTTGCTTCTAATATTTCAAATACATGCCATCTTTGCCAAGTTGGTTTCATAATTGTTTTATCTCTTAATTCATCTGATAAAATGAATATTTCTACATTATGTTTTTTACACCATACCTGCCATGATTTAATACACCATTCTTTATAATCTAATAAATCTGGTGCTTGTTCAAAGCATGTCATAAATACTATATTTTTTTTATTTTTCATATAAACAAATTACTCCTTCTGAATCAAGTAAAGGCTTTCCTATTCTTGGTTCATTTCCTTTTGGTTCGCCAATATCAGCAATTTTCTTTAAACCTGGAATTGTTTCTATTTGATCGTTTATTGCTTGTTTAACATCCGATCCTGGCAGTCCATAATCATCGAAAATCATATATTGAGTATCAGATCCATAACGTATACAATTATTAATATCAGATGAAACTGATGTATAATCATGTCCACAATCTATAAATGAAACTTGAAAAACAGGTAAGTTTAAAGGTTTCCATGATTGATATGCATTTGCTTCTATATATGTTATATTATCTCTATCATGATTTAATTCTTTAGCTAATCTTAAATTTGGTTCTTCTCTATGATCTATAGTTATAACATGATTGAATATAAAACTTAATATTCTTGTAGTATGGCCATGGTTTGTTCCAACTTCTAAACATGTATATTCTTGACCTATTTCTTTAAATGCATTATATACATCTTCTTTAAATTTTAAAGATGTTGTTTCTTTATATTTTCGTTTATCTGGTATGCCTTTTAAAATTTCTTGAATCATTGTATCTCCTTTACATTATGTTTAAATAAATTATATAAGTTCATTGCGAGATTCTCTGGCGATAATTCTTCTTCTATTGTCTCTCTCATATTTTCTACAATATATAAATAATTTTCGTAATTTCCTAATATTTCAGTTACTTTTTCTTCTAGATCAGAAAAATCATGTTTACAAGCAATATATGTTTCATCTTTCTTAAAAATATTTGGATTAGTTTCTATATAATCCATATCTGGTTTAATTAATATTGCTCCACAAACTGCTGACTCTGTATCTCTTGGTGCCATTTCTCCATAACCAAATGGTGCCAATATAATTTTTGAATTTAACAATCTTCGATCATATTCAGGTTTTGGAACTTTAATACCATTATTTAATTTTGCAACATTACAATTTAAATTATGTGCTATATCTATACATGGTTTTCTGAATTTATCGTAATATTGATCTAATCGATATTCATATTCATAATTTGAATCTGTGGATGGATATTGAAACATTGCACAAACATCATATTCTTTATCAACTGATATTTTTGCCCAACTTGGTTTTGACCATTGATTTTTTAAATCTGTTTTCAAATGATTAGTTCCTGCCCAGCCTGGCATTAATGACCAATATGTACTTAACCAATTAGTTCCACTTAAAACTATTCTATCTGAGTACTTATCAAAATCATCGATGCTATAATCACCTCCTGGCCAATAATGTCTTCCAGATGCAGTTTTATTTTTGTATAAACTTCTATCCTTTAACAAACTACTTTTCAATAGAAGTGATGCATTAGATTCTTTAAATACATCATAGGTTCCTATCAATGATGTTGAATCTTGTCCATCTACTATCATATAATCACCAGTTATTTTTGAAATATAATTTATGCCTTCTTCTATAGATTGTTGTAAAGGAAGTTTCTTATTTACAATACTTCCTTGACCTATCCATGCATAATCATATGAATCTCCTTCTATTACGAATTCAATTCCTATGTCTTTGATTACATTGTTTGCAAACCAATAAGGCCTAAAGGTACATTCATTACGATGAATATGACAGTCATATAATTTGATCTTGATCATATCGTATCATAAAATGCGTTTTGTCGTTCTTGTCTACCTATATCTTTTGGATGATATAATGCAAATTTTTCTTCTGCTGGAAGATTTGCAAATTTGGTATAACCTTTCAATTGTTCATGTACTGGTTTTATCCAATAAATGTTTTCATCGTTTTTATATATTCTCATTTGCCAATCTGGAAAATTTACCCAGCCTTGATCGTCTACTCTCCAACCCCATTTAGCAATATGTTCATCTGTGATGCCTGCTACTGTATTTACTCTTGGCACCCAAAAAGCTTCTGTTTGCTCATTCGCTTCTAGAATAAATGGAAGTGCTTCTATTAAATACTCATTTGGTATTTCGTCAGCATCTATCTGAAATATCCAGTCTCCATCACAGTTTCGATTGAGATTATTTTTATACCACGCAAAATTTTTGTTTAATGAACATTGAATTAATCTATAATGATGATGTTGTCTATTTTCAAATCTTTCACAAACATTCCATACTTCTTCAGTTGAATTGTCTGCATCCATTTGAACTACAACTTGGTCTTGTTCTCTTTTATGTTCAAATAGAAATGTTAATAATTTTTCTATTTCTTTATGCTCATTGCATACTGTTATTGCGTAACTTATTTTCATTTATTAAACCCTCTTTCCCATTAATGCATAAAAGTCATCAATTGCAGATTTAAAATTATTTTTTTCATATTCTTTTGCATTATCAACATCAACAATATGAGAATGATATTTTCCTTCCTGTCCTTCGATAGGATACTTTTTCTTTTCATCTTCACCTAAAGCTCTAACTTCTGCTAGCTTCCATTTGTAATCATCTTTTGTATTACCCATTGCATATAAACATGCTGCATGAGTTCTCATAGTCGCAAGATACCAGACTTGATTTAATAATTGATCTACAAATTTTGTATCTTTATATAACTGTGGTATTTGTTTTTCATATCCTTCAAGGCCTCTACTTCCTACAGTGAACCTATCTGTAGTTGTATAACCTGATTCCATACATATTCTTGATTCCATACCTGTTCTTGGATCTGATTCTATCATAACACATTTATTGCCAGTAAATGGTGATACATCATCATATTCTAATTTTAAATTTGTTGGTTCACCTACAAATTCTACTTTATTTTCTTTTTTCATACTTCAACCTTTTTTAATTTTGGTAATTTTAATTTTGGAGCTTCATTCGATGTTTTCTTTAACTTTGGTAAATTAAGTCCCACTTTTTCTGGAACTTTAGCTTTATTTAAAATTTCTTCGAATTGTTCAGTCATTTTATCTAAACTAAAATTAGTTCGAACATGATGAGCTTGTTTTCTTGATAATGCCAAATATTTTTTATAATGTTTAAATACATCTTTCATTATTTTAGATGCGAATTGATAATTAACAGTAAACCATTTTGATTCTTTTAAAATAAATCTATCAGCTGCTGATGGATCAACTTGAGTTAATTGACCTGGTAATAATGTTACATATTCTTTATGTAAGAAATCTAAATGTCCTGACCAATTACTAGCCAGAATAGGTTTACCAGATAATCCAAATTCTTGTAACGGACGACCATATCCTTCGCCTTTAGTAAAAGATACCATAGCTTTTATCTTTGGATGATTATATAATGAATTCATTTCATTGTCTGAAAAATCTCCATGTAGTAAATAAATACTTGGATGGTCATCTCTATAAGGTGTTAAAATATCTTCTATCTTTTGCCAGATAATCTCTCTATCGATTGCGCTAAAATTAGCACCAGATGTTTTTAATACTAATGCTGGTCTTTTAGTTTTACCAGTATTTTTAAATGTTTCAATAAATGTTTTAATAGTCATTCCAATATCTTTTCTATCTTGACCAAGTTTACCTTTAATCCAATGACCACAAACCAAGAAACAAAATTGTTCTGGAATTTGATTTAATTCTTCAACTACATTTTTATCTAGTTCATTTGTTTTCTTGTATATATTCAGATCTGAACCTTCAAATAATATTTCTACTGGTGATGTACATCTTAGCTCTCCTGTCTTTTGTTGAGTTTTATTATCTATTTGATCGTAAATGGTATTCTTTATTATATCAGTTGTATGTTTAGATACTGTAATATTCATATCCATTCTATTCAATCCTTGAATACATTCCGGAGGCATAGCATTTGATTCAACTCCTGCAGTTACACCAATATTAAATTTACCAGGCTTGATTGGAGTTTTACCATCAGGTGCCATACAAAACTCGTTAGGAACAGATATCTGAATAAAAATATCTGCTTGTCTATCTAACGGTTTAGATAAAATACGCTCTAATATTGGTTTATCATTTGGATCTGCAGCATTCAATGCATTCATAGGACAATTGCCCCATGGTAAAGAAATAATATGAATTTCATATTTATCCATTGCAATTAGACTTCTAACTAAGTCCCTTGTATGATTACCATATCCAGATCTTGTTGCTACTGGTCCTTGTACTACTATCATTTGTTTCATCATGCTATAACTCCTGGTTGTTCTATTTGTTCTGCTTTATTAATTTTATATAACGAAAATCTTTTCTTAGGTGTCCAATTTTGGAAACATGACTCTATACATTCAATCATTCGTTTACACATTTTACTTGCAGACATTAATGATTCATCACCCATCACCCAATCATGTCCTGCCATACCACAAGCTTCTCTTGATTCTTTATCCATATCATACCAATATTTTATTGCATTTGCTACATCTCTAAAATCAACTCTATCATCAAATATATATGGTGTTAATGGCGAACCTTGTAACGATCTATTAGATGGAAATACTGCTTTTGCCCAATTGGCATGAGTCTTATACGTTCCATTATGATTAGATGGAAACTCTGTTGTAAATTCTATCCAATCTCCATTTTCATCTTCAAACCTCATTTGATCTTGTAAACCACCTGTTGTATTATTTACTATAGGAGTTCCTGTCATTAATGATTCAGCTCCTGATAATCCAAATCCTTCGTTAGATGCAATATTAACTGTTACATCAGCCATATTATAAAAGAAGTTCAATGTTTTTAAATCAACACCGCCATTTGTTATTTCAACCTTATACATTGGACAAATAGCTTTTATTACTGCTTTTAAATCAGTTCCATTATCATCTCTTACCTGTGTATTCATAAGTAAACAACATTTATCAGCTTTTTCTTTTGGTAATTGATCACAAAAGTTTTTATAAGCTAATACAAGATCGCCTGGCTGTTTTCTTCTAATATTTCTATTGTTCCAATAAACTATAAAATCAACATCATGTTTTGATTTCCATGTTGATTCATATTCTTTAAATTCTTTATATTGCGGATGTAATTCTGTTATAGGAAAGAATTCATTTTCATTTATACCATGAGGAACCCATTGTACAGCCCAATCTGGTTTAGGTTGTCTTCTTAAAACATTTTTTACAATGTTCTGAGTCTGTCTAGATATATTCATTATTAAATCACATGAATCATAAAATGGTTCATTCCAATGCGGATAAGGAAGATCGTCCCAAATATTTAAATACATTAAAGGAATTGATTGCCTAATATCATGTTCCATATTATATAGCCAACCCCAAAATCTTGGATCTGTGAAATGTAGAATCGCATCAGGTTGTTCTATTCTTATAATCTCATTTAATTTTTGAGGATCACCATATCCAGAACTAGCATAAATTTTTACAGATGCATCATCTACATTTGTCTTTTTCTTTACTTCTGCTGAAATATCAAATATTTGATTTTCTTGCGGATGTTTAATCGCCGCACCTAATTGTACCCAATCATATTTATCTACTGTTCCAAATACAAAATCTCTTGAAACGTTTGCAATACCAGAATGCATACGAAGATCATCTGATAGTAGTAATATTTTCTTTTTCTTTTCTCTTGTAGAATCTACTTTTTTTAATTTTGGTAACTTTAGTTCCATATATATCTCCTATAACCGTTCTTTTTATTTAATATAAATATGCTTTTACTTACTTAACCTTTCATTTTTCTGAAGATAAATTTATCAATTGGCCAGAAAATTATAGCTCCGACAAATTGAAATCCTATTACTGTTGCGAGGTTTGACCAACCTAATATATCTGAAAACAGATACATACAAGGCCAGGAGACAATTATACCTAATTGCCATTTTGCATGATATGTTAAATACTTCTTCATGTTATTATTGTTACTGGTTTGTTTAATTTTTTTACCTTTTTAATTGCACTTAAACTTCCATTCGCGGGATCACCATTAGGAATAAATGCCATCATTACATCACAAGCTTTTGCAATCAACATATTTCTATGATGAAATTGTGATACATGATATGGCTTATCATAATAATTATCTGACATAGCTGAATATAAATTTTTAGTTGTATGAGCTGGATTATATTCTTGATAATTTATTCCAAATTCTAATGCATACTTTCTTGCAAATTTATCTGCTCCATATTGAGCTCCTCCAGATATAACAATTAAATCATCTCCAAATCGTTGTTTGAGTTGAAATAATGCATCTTTTATTTTACGAACATTTTCGTAATGCCTACTACCTATTATCGCTACTTTCATTCTGAGCTGCTACTTGATTAGATTGATCAACAATTGTTCTTAATGTTTCAATTCTTTCATTTGCTTCAGATACTTTTGCAATAAGTTTATCACATTCATCTACAATATTAGGATGTTCTCCTACTCCTACTGCAGCTGTCAAATAAATATTTAAGTTAGAAAGTGCTTCTAATTTTTGTGCTTGATATCTTGCAACCAAAGCGTCAATGATTTGTTGTGTCATAATTACTCCTTTATTCTGTTTTCTTTTGGACATAAATCTAAGCGGTCTTTAAATTCACACCATTTACAATTTTTATTATTTTTGCCTGCGACCGCAGCAAAATCTTTATCTCTATACGAACCATCTGCATGAAAATTTAATTCTACAAATGATTGAATTGACTTAGCTAATTTATTTCGAGTTGGCTTACCTGATGCAGGCGTAAACTCTGTAATACGTTTTTGAGGAAACATTGCTCCTTCAATAAGCTTTCGTTTTACAATCATATATTTGATATCAATTTTTTCAACATCAAATCCATATTGTTCTGCAAAATATTTTTTATACAATACTAATTGAGATGTTTTAGTTTTATCAGCTTTTTGATATTTATTCCAACCCATAGTAGAAGTTTTAATATCAATGATTGTAATTTTGTTAGTTCTTTTATCTCTAATAACTACATCTAAATATCCTAACATCATCACCTTATCATTATACTCATTGACTGGATGATATATTGGAATTTCAATACCCAATAATTCTTCATTTTTAGCTGAAAAATATCCGCCTCTTTTCTTCTTAAACCAATCCAATATTGCAACACCGTCTGAATAAAATTCATTCATTTCTCTTTTTGTAGAAAAATGTTCTCCCATCTTTTCTACAGCTTCTTTGTATAAAGAATGCATTTGATCTGCAAGATATTTATTAACATCTATTTCATTCGCTTTTTTAACAGATTCATTAAACATAACTGTTAAATAATTTTGTAATGTCTCATGAAATGCTGTTCCAAATATAGTATGTATTGATTGACTAAATGTTCGAAGATTCTTCACATATGCTAATTCCCAATGTTTAGGACATGTTGAATACATAGCATATTGCGAATATGAAATTTTTCTATCGCCCTTTGCTGGATCTCTCTGATTGTATTTTAGAAACTTATTCATATATTAAATATAAGAAAAATATTTCAAAGTACCAAATCATTTACCCCATTTGTTTGCAGAAACTATTTGAGCAATAATACCATATATTGACAAATCTTGAAATGTATCTTGTTCAGATTCTCCTACTTCATCTTTATGGCCTAAAACAATTAATTGTTTTAATCTTTGTATTTTATCATTCATTCGAAACCATAAACCTGTTAATGATAACTTAACATCATCTGGAGTTTGTAGATTAGTTCCTACTGATATATTTCCTGGTCCATAATTCTTTTGTTTTTTACAAAACATTTCATATTGTTCCCGAAGTATTTTTTTGAACTCATTACATGTTTCTGGAAAATTTTCTTCACAATAATCTACTGCTTCATTTCCTGTAGATACTTTTTCTTTGAAATCTACTCTTGGTGTATCTTTTATTGTTTTCATTTTAATAACTTTTTTATTTCCTTTTCTGTTTTACCATACGTTTTCATGATATCAATCAAACTTTGAATACCAGAATTAGTACGTATAAATATATCAACATATTCTTCTGCTTCACGCGAATTAATTTGATAATGATCTTTTACAAAGTTTATCAAATCTTTATTGAATTTATTCACCTTTTTCCCTTTAATATATTTTGCTCTTACACTAGCTTTAGGTAATATATCATAATATAATTGATATACATGCTTTTTATTTAAAGGACCGATCGTATATTGTTGTAATGCATCAACAGTTTCTATTAGATCTGGATGCATAGACAACCACCTATTAATAATATAAGGTGCAAACGATTTTTGATCAGCTTCAGATAATTTATCCCAAGATTTTTTTCTTTGAGATATACCTGTAAGATGATCAAATATTGTAGCTGGCTTTTTAGGCATCTTTAGGCAAAAATTCTTCGTTAATATGTCCACATTCATCACACCTATATACTGGAATAGGAACAATTTGTTCTTTACCTGTAGGCGATATTAATGCTGATAATCTTTTAAATGCATTAACAGGTCTAAAAAATTTACATCCACAATTTTCACATACAATATCTTTAAGATCTGATGCTTTAATATTAAGTTGAGCTTTAGGTGGTTCTTTACCTCCCATTCCAATAATTTTACTCATATCTTTCCTTATTTTAATTCGTTAATTATTTTAATCATTGTAGCCATTACATGAATTTCTTTATCAACTGCGAATGCATCTTGATATTGAGCTTCTGCTAAAATTAATATAACACTTGCAATATGTCCTTTAGCATAATTATCTATCTCATCAAAAAGAAACTTATATAATGCTGTAAAATCTTTAACTTTACTATCATTTATGAGTTGTCTAATATTTTGAAAACATGCTTTTTTATCATTAGTATTTTGTAAAATATCTAACAGTTTAGTCATATAATTTGCCTGGACTAAACTTTCTTTATCAATTTGTAATTTACCATCAATTACTTGTCGCTGAGCAGAATTCAATACTCTTCGAATATCTGGATATCCATTATTAATTAATGTTACCAAATCATTCATTTCAAATTCTATATTCTGCTCTTTTAATATAGCGACAATTCTTTTTGCAACTTCTTTTTTGTTAGGTGGTGTTATACCAAATACCTGACATCTGGATTGAATAGGATCTATAATTTTTTCAACATAATTACATGTCAATATAAATCTAGTTGTTTTAGAAAATGTCTCCATTAGATTCCTTAATGCAGCTTGACCATTTGGAGTCATATAATCTGCCTCATCTAATATAACAATCTTCCATCTTTTGAATCCAATTGTACTTGCAAAATTCTTTACTTTGGTTCTAACTGTTTCAACATTGTTTTCGTCAGATGCATTTATATACATAAGATCTGCATCTACATTTCCTGCAATAATCTTGGCTAATGTTGTTTTACCAGTACCTGCTCCGCCATAAAATAATAAATGCGGAACATCACCATTTTCAAGATATAACTTTACTTTACTAATAATTAACTCGTTACCTACATAACCATCTAATGTATTGGGTCTAAATTTTTCTACCCATAATGTATTTTCTACGTTTCCAAACATATTATGCAGCTTGTAATTGTACTAAATAGTACGTTGATGAATAATCTTTTCCTGTAAATGTAACTCTTGCCAATCCTGCTTCTGATACTTCAATATATCCTGACTCAGCATCTTTATTTGCAACTAATATTTCTTTGAATAAATTAGCTGAAAAACAAGTTGCTTTCAAATCACTCGCTTCTCCTTCTGGAGTAGTTGGCCATGTAATTCTATTTGTATTCAAAGTTGAATAATTTAGAATCATATTAGTTCCTAATGCATCACTTTCAATTGCAAAGTTTTCTGTCTCTGGCAATGCATTTTTAGATTTAACAAATTTATTTGCAAAATCTTTTGTTAACTTAATCTTAACATTAAAATCAGGCAATTGCTTCATTCCTGGCACTTGTCTAATAACAGATAAGTCTGCTAACATAAATGTTACATCAGTTGTTTTATCTGATAAGTTAATTGAAAATGCAGTTCCATCTGCATTATTTACTCTCAATGTAATATCATCATCTAATGCAGTTAACAACTTAGTTAGTTGAGAAGTTGCATAAACTCCTAATGTTACATCTTCAATATCAAAATTATTCATAGATACTGAACCTACTACATTTTGATCATCTGTGATAAAATCACATTGCATTGTTTTATCTTTAACATCTAATCTAACAGAATTTGCATTACCTGCTAAATGATACTTTTCAATAAAACTTGTTATTTGCGTCTTTTTCATATTATTACCTTTTTATTCGAAAAATTGATTAAATACTTCATTGTTTACTAAATCTCTTGTACTACCACCAAACTTATCATACAACTGTCTATTCTTGTTATAGATATGAATAGCTTTATCTGGGTCCTTAAACATTTCTTCCATACTCATTAGTACTGCATAGAAGTCTCTTGGAACTACAGTTTGTAACAATTCATTATGACATTTTACTATTTCTTCTACTTGTTTAACTGTTTCATTAAATACAAATAAATTATTCAATGTCATTTTCATTGTTACTGGACCTTTATAATTTGATACTTCACCAAACGTCATTCCTTCAGATACTGGATGTCCTAATGGATTAGGAACTAAATCATCTGCATTATATGGAAGATTTTCTCCTTTTGGAAAATATAAATCTGTAAAAGTCATTTTACTTAATTGAGGTGAATGCAAATAAGTTCCATATACCGGATATAATCCAGGTGAACTTGAATCAGTTGATATTTGTATTCTACCTCCATGATATTTATTTACCATCTTCTGAAAGAAACTTAACATAAAGAAATCTGATATTTTAGAAATACCCAATACATGAATGAATTGATTTCTGGCTTTTTCAAATTCCCTATTCTTTATCATTGGAACTAATGCAGACATAAACATGGTTACTCTTTTTTGAGCACCACCTATACACCAACCATTAAATTCAAAGTCTTTCATTTTCTGATACCATGCTTCATATTCTTCAACATTGTTACCTTGAATAACATTTAAGAACTTACATTTACCAGTTTGATTATCTGCAAAATATTTGAAGTTATCATAACTAATATCCATACACTCATAGAACTTTCCATCATATTTTGCTCTAGGTGGAATATCTAAATTAACTCCTAAATCACAATTTGCTTCTAACCAATCAAATATAGTTTTCTTAAATGATGGGTCCCATTTAATTGCACCAGTAGCCAATTGGAATCCTCCTGAATCACCTAATACCAATACATCTTCATCCAAACCATATCTATCTCTTGCATCCATCCATTTGTAATGATGACCTGCCGTTATAAGAAAATATGGATGCCTCCATCTTTCAGGAAACTCTTTATCATAAAATCTACATGTAAGGCCTGGCTTAATTTCTTTATTCTTTTTGAAATCTCCTGCACAACCTCCTGCAGATAATGATGGATAATAAATTAAATCTTTCATATTATTCTTCCCATGTTTGAGCGAACATTGCTTCTTTTTTTGCTTCAAACTCTTGTTCTAACAATGCCTCGCATAATTCTTTTTCATGCCAAATACATAATTCATTTTCATAATCATTGGCAATAATATAACCTTCCATTCTTCTTCCTAGATCTGATCTTTCAACTATATGTGAATG